ATTCCTGGTTATATGGAAGGTGGATTATATAACTCTCCAATGGTTAAAAGATATGGAACTGGTATGCAAGGTGGCGGTTCATCAATTATGGCTGCTGGAAATAATAGTTCTACAGTTAATAATAATACAAGCGCTAATAATTCGTTTAATTTTAATACAACAATTCAAAGAGATGGTAGTATTAAGATGGGAGCTAATACTACAAGCTATGAACAGCAAGATGTCGAATTATCAAAGAACTTGAATAATAAGATATATGCTGCTGTTGGAGAAGTAATTAGAAAAGAAAAACAATTTGGTGGATCTTTAGCCGCAGTGAGAAATCAATAACATGAAAAGCGCAACACTAAATTACGAAAATTATTTTTTCTTAAACAATAGTACTATATCTGGTATATTGTCGGTTGATGGAAATTATAGTATTAATTACGCACCAATTAAAACAATAGGTGTTGGTTATAACAAACAAGTTATAGCAGAAGTTCCAGTTGCAAACTTTTCTATAAACAAGTATTTGCTTTATAATGAGCCTTTTTTGAATTTTACTGGTGAAAATAAAGACAAAACAGTTAAATCTTTTCGCGGCAGTTTAAATTATTCAAATAAAAAATTTGGTTTCTTATCGGGTTATTTGAATTCTTTTAACATGTCTTGTTCTGTAGGAGAAATACCCAAAACTACATCTGATATTGTTGTTTATGGAGATGTAGGTCCAAATTATAATGCATCTGGAGATTTGAAAGATCCTTATATATCAGTTCCACAGGTAAAAGATATAATATTGAATTGTAGTGGATCTGCTACAAATAGAATTACTAATTTTAGCTATACAGTAAACTGCAAGAAACAACCTATCTATACATTATATCAAAGCGGATATTCTTATTCTGGGCCAACTGGACCAGTAGCCCCAACTGCAAATTATGTGCCAGCAGAAGTATTATTAAATTTGCCTATAGAAATAGACGCTTCTTTTACGTTAGAGGTCGATGATTATTCTTCAAGATCTTTATATGAAATATTAAATAATGATAGCGATACTAGTTTTTCTATATCAATAAATGGAACAGTGTTTGAAGATCAGGTTTTAGAAGTATCTGATCAAAACTTAACTGTTAATGGTGGAACCAACTTGTTTATGTATAGAAAGGCGGTTGGAATAAATATGTTTTATCAATCACTTAACAATGTAAAACTAGTGTCCCAAGAATTTAATTCAAGTGCGGATGATATTTTAAGTGTAAAACTTAATTATAAAGGTTATCTAAACAATTAATATGGGAATACCACTATCATCATTATCTGCGAAATTAGGTTCAAATGTTGTTGGAACTGATATATTTTTGGTATCGAATACCGATTCTACGCAAGATAATAAAATTACAAGAGATGAGTTTAGCAAAGCTTTTACTGGTTTGTATGCTCAAGGAAATGAAGGTTTTACTATTTTTGAAAATAGTGAGACTTATGGTTTAAGCGTAAGTGGTTCAAATGGTTTTGTAGGAATAAATAATAGAACTCCATTTGTTTCATTAGATGTATTAGATAATTTGTCCGCAACTAATGGATCTGGTCAAATTAGATTAAGCACTGCAAATTCGGGTAGAAAAATAGCTTTTGCATTATCTGATCCTAATGTTTACTATGAATTCAGTAAAAAACCTAATGATAAAAAACTTTATTTAGAATCATCTGTTAATAATGGTTCTACATTTACAAATTTATTTGTTGTAGATCAAAGTGGTAATTTTGCCGTCACTAATTCTACAGGATCTTTAACTGATAAATTTTTAGTAAGTGGCGCATCAATTCAGTTTCAAAATTCAGGTAATGCTATATATTTTGATCCATACAATACAGAAATCAAAACTAGCGCGACTGATGAAGCATTATTATTAAACTATAATAATATAGCAGACGTTAATATAGGAAAAAATGGAGTATATGTTAAAAACAATATTTCTACTCCATATGTTGGTGTTGGTCATTCTTTGCCAGATTCGTTATTGCATGTAAGTGGAGTTGGTCAAGTAACGAAATTACAAAGTTCTTCTACAACAGTTTCTCAAGCATTTAAGAATTCTAGTAGTGATGCATTTATAGGATATAATTCTACTAAATTTTATTTTGGTCCTAGCTCTGGGCTTAGTAGTTATAACGTAGTTTATAATACAGCAGGTAATGGTACTTTTGGATTGGGAACTACAAATCCAATATATAAATTAGATGTATTATCTGTAGGTTCAACAGAATATACTGTAGCTCATTTTGAAACAACTGGAGCAAAAACAATTGAAGTTGGAATAGGAAGCAACAAGCCTTTGGGTGGTGGAGATACAGGACCAAGAAATTCTTTTGTAACTTTTTCGAGATATGATGGAACAACTGATATTAATAAATGGTCTATAGGAAATTTATATACCGATCCAACTTTTGGAGGAACTGACGATTTTGTATTTATAAAAAATGGTTATTTTGGTTCTACGCCAAATGTTGTTGCTAAATTATCAACTGCTGGAAGCTTAGATATTGATGGTAGTTATACTACAAACGATGGTTATTGTAAAGGTAAGTTTATACAAACTTATCAAACAAGAGTAACGGGTTATGATATTTATTTTAGTCCGATAACACCAAATTCCGATGTCACTCCAAGCGGAAATAATTCTATACATGCTCCATTTACAATAACTCCTTATAATGGAACTATTGAAAGAATAGCTATCTTTACTTCAGATACAAATGCATTATCAAGTGCTTATAGATTTGAAATAGCTGTAGCTACTCCATCTTATAGTTCAGCTACTCCAACACAATTTGTTAATGGTTTTTATGTAAGTCCTCATTCAGATCCAGTAAGTTATCCAACAAGCGGAATAATAGGTGCGACTTACTTTGATAATTTGTTTCCAAACGTTATACAATTGAAAAATAGATCAAATATAAGTGGTTCAACTGCATTTTCTTCAGGAAGATTGATTCAATATAGATTATGTGAACCTGATGGAACAAAAAATGCTCTAGTAGATTTTACTATCATATCAACGATTGCATACACAATAAATTAATGAGTAAATTCATAAAATATGAAAACATTGACTTTAGAATAAATAATGATGTTTTTTATTCTAATTCAGTATCCGTTTCTTTGCAATCTAATATTTCGCCAGTATTATTATCGGATGGAAGTTTGTTAAGATATGCTCCAGACAATACGGTTATAGGATCTTTAACAACAGAGTTTTATTTAACAGATTCCTTTCCATCTTATTTAAATACAACATCAACTTCGGAAAGTCCAGTATCTTGTGATTTCGCTGGTGTTAAAATAGATAATTGTTATTTGAAATCATTATCTTTTAAAGTCGCTAATTTTGAGCCTGTTTTATTGTCGGCTCAATTTGATTGGTACGGAAAAATAAATGCAGCAAATAGTACTACTAGTCTAAAACCATTTGTATCAACAAGAAATTCTAGTTTAACAAATATATCTCACTCGCATCATACTTTTTTAATGGATGTAGACAAGGTTTTTGGATATGATGAAATTTTTTCTTTCGACTATTCAGAAAAAGTAGATCTGCTTCCATTCTTTGCTAATGGAGAAATAGTTCCTTTCAGAGTGGCAAAAACAAATAAAATAAAATCAATGTCTGTTGATGGAAATTATTTCAAAAGAAATAACGTTGCTAATATTGAAGGTCAATCTGTAAATTGTGATTTGTATTTAAAAAATTATCAAAACACTTTATTGAAAACATTTAATATTTCAGGAAAGATAGAATCTCGTTCTTTGAATACTTCGTCTGATGGTATATTGCAAAGTACATTAGCTATGACACAAAGACTACCTGTATTAAGGAATAATATATGAGTAAATTTATAGATACACAATTTTCTATTTCAGGTATAAAAAACTTCGATGTCAACTCGACATCATTCAATAAATATGATTTAGTAGATTATCAATATTATACCGGAAATAGTATATATCCAACAGATTTGTCTGGACTATTCGCTTGGTTTAATACTGATAGTTTAAACAATTTTGAAATAGATAGTTCAGGTAAAATATATAATTGGCACAATTTAGCTCCAGGCCATTCAACTGAAAATTTACTAAACTTAGATGGTAATTCACAAACAAGACCGTTGTTTGATAATTATAGAAATAGCGTAACTTGTTTTGCTAATGCTGATAAAGGAAATTATAATCATTTGTATCCTGATCCTAGTTCACCAAATTTTTCTGGTTTTTTATCTGGTGATAGGTGTTGGTTTGTGGTTTATGAATTTGATTATTTAAGAAGCGGTAATTTAAAAACTCCTTTAAACTATTACGCTAATTATTCTACCATTATAAATACTGATGAGAAAAATACTTCTTCAGCATCTACTGGGTATTTAGGTGTGTATGGTAATAACATAAATAACTCTTTAAATGCTAATGTTTTAGCTGGTTCTCAAGAATTTGTTATAATTGCAAATGATCCAGCAAATTTATATCCAAACGCTACAACGTTAAATAACTCGTTTTCTTCAGCAAATTTATTTAATAAAAATATCGTTTCTATAATTAAAAATAATACTACGAATAATTTAATTATAAGAAATAATGGCGTAGAAATTTTAAATACTACTACTAATTATTTTGCTAGTGGTTGTGCAAGTTTAAGAATAGGAAATGCTGGAAATGCACATGGGGCAGTTCCTGCTGGTGCTGGATACAATTATGATTCCAGCAATATATCTTATTATGAAATATTAGGATGTTGTATAAAACCTAATGATGAAGATATACTAAAAATAGAAAAGTATCTATTCAAAAAGTATTTTAAAAATGATGATAACTTATATATTGCTAGTCAAAATTTTACTTCTACAAGCTACGATTATTCTCCAATTAATTTATTAGGATCACAATATCTCACAAAAAATATAGATAGCTTGTATAATAAAACTTATGGTTGTTCTGTTAATTTTTCGACTAAAGCTATTAAATCAAATTATGGTGATGGATATTTTTTAAATGTAATACCGAATATTAACAATTTAGCAAGTAATTTTTCTATCAATTATGATGGTTTAACCGACAAACAAGCTAATGCGTTAATTGGGTTTTTCCAGAATTCTTTTGAGAACGAACCGTTGACAATGGTTGATTCGTATCAAAATGTAAATATGGATTTGTTTTATCCATACAAAAATAATGCTAAGATTTATTTCAATACCTTAAATTATAAGTCAATAGATTCTAATATAAATAATATAGTAATAAATTGTACAACGGCTTACGATTCAAGTTTGGACTATAAAGGATATTTAATAACTGACGATACTGCTTTACGTTATTTTACAACAGATGAACAATATAAAAAACATGATACTGTTTACTATAATAATGTTTCATCTTCAGGGGGTTATTATTGGTATACAGGAGATGATTCTAAATTTTTAAATTCAACACAAAGCCCAACTGGAATAAACAGTTTGTTTACAAAAGATTTTTATTTTAAACCAGACTTAGATTTTGATATTCCATTGAATCCAAGATTTTTGAAAAATGAATACGAAACTACATCTGTCGCCTACGAACAAGACGGAATAAATAAAAATGTATTAGACATATCTTTATCTTTTACAAATAGGTCTGATGCAGAAGCTTTCGCGATTTTAAAGTATTTAGATGATAAATGCGGATTTAAACTATTTGAATTTACTTTGCCAAATCCTTACAATAAACAATTGACTTTTTATTGTCCAGAATGGAGTCACACATATAAATTCAAAGATAATCATGATATAAAAGTGAAATTTTTAGAATTTAAAGGGTTTCTATCTTCAGACGTATATTTTAATACAATTATAAAACTATGAGCTATGTAAAAATAACTGGTGCAAATATTGGCAATTGTTTAACTGGTTTTGGCATTAATCATTCGATTAATATTTATAATAGTGGTAATTCTGAAGTTTTGTATAGCATAAAAAATTCTAATAATACAAATTTTACTATTTCTAGTAATTCTTTTACAGTTAGCCCGAGTGATTATGGGTTTTTAAGTGTTTATTATAAACCAACTATTTCTGCGGGAACAGATGAAATAACGGATTTAACGATAAGCTCAATATCTATTGAAGATGGGTCTGTTGATCCAAGTGGGGATATAACCTTAAATTTAACAGGAACAAGATTGACTGATATCACTGGAGGTAATCCAAGATCTTTCAGAGTAATATCTAAATCCAACAATAATTATCCAGAATATAATTTTTATTGGAAAGCTCCAACTGGTATATCTGGATCAAATTTAAATAATTATTTTATAACTGGTTATAGATTACAATTGTCTACAATCAATGATTTTTCTTCAATCGTGTTCACTAAACACATAAATACGCAAATAAATAATAATCAAGATCCACTATATTCTTCATATTATGGATTCGGTGATAATGATATATTTTATAATTTAAATACAAATGAATATTCAGAATTAAAAGCTGATACAACTTATTATGCTAGATTGCACACATTTACAGTGGGGCATTCAGGAGTATCGGTTTATGCTTCTGGAGTAGATTATATAGATCAAGCAGTTCCTCAAGATGTGCTTGTTGGATATTCTGGCGCTCCAATTAATATAAAAATAGAGAAAAAACCTTTTAATTTTTACGTCACACCTAACAACACTTGGTTCAACTATACATACGACTTGTATTCGAAGTTAGTTGAAAGTAATAATGGAAGTTCAAATTTTTCTCCATATTCTGGAATCAATGTTTATTTGCCTGAAAATACAGTGTTTGAATCACAAGATTTAACTAAAGGAGCTATAGATTTAAATGGTGAGTTTTTAAATTTAACTGGATCTTCAGCAGGAACGTTTATTAATTTTTATGTGCCATCTTCTACAGAAATAAAAGGAAGAGTTGGGGATGGAACCAATTTATACTTTCAGTATAACAAAACTTTATTTAATGGTGGATATGGTTATACAAAAAATGGACAACCTAATAATATAATACCTCCAGCAGTAGCAAGTTCAGAATATTCTGATACATCAAATGGCGGTCCAGCTTTATCACTCAAAGCAAGTACAAAAGTAAATAATACATCATATACAGATTTCAAATATAATTTTTACGCAATATTAAGCAATCCTCAAGTTGTAAATTCAAATACCAATTCTGAACCAAAAATCGCAAGTGGTTCAGGAGGTGGTAAAGGTGGGTTTTTTTACGCTCCTTTTAGCACTGATACAAGTACTTATGTTTTTTATGACACTTTGGATTTAAGTTTTAATACACCGTATTTCACTGTTATTCCTTGTAATGGAACTTTGCCTAAAAATTATTTATCAAACACGCAGGTAAATAGAAAATGGTGGTACTGGTATTTGTATTATATAGCTAGTGGATTTGGAGCGGCAGTTAAAAACTCAACTCTGGTCAGTAAGATAGGAAATCCTTATATTGGATATGGTGAGATGGGTGCTGCAAATATAAACTATACTAAATCTAATGGTTTAACATATTATATTCCAGAATCTAGATATATAACAAATAATTCTGCAAAAGTAAATTTAGAAAATAATGCAATAATAGGTAGTTATGGATTTGTGAATTATGGATACTTTTTTCCAATAAATACTTTGCAAAGTAATCGTCAACCTGGACTTTTAGCTGATATATCAAATGATGCTAAAATATCTTTTAGTTTATCAAATCAAACAATTCCATCGGATTATGTATTTAGATTTACTCAGGCAGGTTTAACGAGTGCTACTTCATGGACTGGCGGTTCTTATACAATGTCATCTTCAGGTGGAGATGCTGGATCATTTGAACCAAATTATAAATCTTTGAATTATAAATGCATAAATTTGAAAAACGAAAAATCAATAAAGATAGATTTTACTTCTGATATAAATTCAGTTGATTTTGATTTGTTTTTGCTTTGTTCGTTTGATAACTTCACAGATCCACTTGTAGGAACTCCATCTTATGGAGATATTTTTGATTGGTATTTAACTTCTAACCCTAATAATGTAACTAAAAATCAATTATCAATTAATCAAATTGATCCTTTGAAATTCACAACCCTTCCAAAAGAAAACATAGCATTTTTATATAAAAATAGTTGTTTGCAAGATAGATTAGATGTTTCAAAAAATCCTTTGACTTCAGATTTGTTGTCTGGATTTTTTAATGGTTATAAAATATCTAAACAATTAAATTCATTGTCTCAAATATCAGGTATTTCATCTAATACCATAACAACTACTGCAAATCATGGGTTGTCTAATGGAGATATTGTGGGTTTTACGGGAAGTTCTTTACCATCAGAAATTACTGCTTATGATACAGTTTCTCCATATACTAATAAAACTTATTATGTAATAAATGCAACTTCATCAACTTTTAAAATATCAAATTCTAATGGAGGAAGCGCGATTACGTTAAGTTCTGGAACAGGAACGATTCTTAAATTAAATTCAGCGAGTTTATATAGACCTTTTATTTTGCAGGTTAGAAGAATAAAAAATGAATATTATTATTACATTAACAATAGAAAAATAAATTCTTATATAGCCAATACTGTTGATACCACTTTAATTAATAATTTAAAATCAACAACTTTGAAATTAATAAATAGAGGGTCTGTTGGTATAAATTATTTTGATGTTTTATTCTATAATAGATTGTTATCAAAAACAGAATTAGAATCAACTTACACCGCTTTAGTTAAAGATTATTTTCCTTTATTCGCTGGTGAAGCAGGTATAACTTCTTTAGATTTGAAATCTAATTTATACAGTTATAGATTACCAAATATATTCTCTTTAGCTGGAAAAACTTAAAATGAAAACCTTTTTTAAATTAAACAATTATGTAGTTTTAGATTTGTATGAATTGGAGCTAGAATCATCAGAAGGTTATTTGCGATTTCATGGTTCAAAAAATTTCGATAAAAACATAATTTTTCAAAATCAAGAATATGTTTTTATTCCGTGCGAATTATCGAATCTGCAATCGTCGTCAAATGGTGTTCAGGCAAAGCCAACTTTAAAAATAGCTAATATAAATTACTACATATCTTTAGTTCTAAAAGATAGAAACAATCTCATTGGAAAAAGTTTTATAAGAAAAAAGATTTTAGCTAAAGATTTAGACTTGGTTAATTTTACAGATGGAATAAATCCATTTGGAACTTCTTCTTTCAAAACCTACATATCGTATGACAAGTTCTTAGTAAATTTAAAAAAATCAGAGAACAAAGAGTTCGTTGAATTAGAGCTTGCCACTAAAATAGATATTCAAAACTTAAATCTTCCAACGAGAAAAGTTTCTAATGATACTTGTTCATGGGGATATAGATGTTTTGGCTGTAATTACGGTAATACTTCAGATTATTTAGGGCCAGGAATCAATAGTGGCTATCCGTCAGGATTAGCCGCTCAAGCAACTAGTTATCAACAATCTCATCAAGGAATTTTACATAGTTCATGGTGGTTTCAAAATGTATGGAATGGAAAACTTGATGTAGGAATTCCAATTGCAGATGAGAATGATAAGGTGTTCTTGAAAGATTATAAACCATTGTTGCAAAATGAAAATTATGGAATCACAGCATTAAATTACCGTGAAAGATGGAGTCCTGAAATAACGTATGCAGCAGGTGACTTTGTTTATTTAGATTTTATACCAAATGTTCCGACGGATTTGAAAACTAATTCAGTAACGCTATCTACTAATAAACCAAAATTATTTTATGTATGTGTCGAAGCTAATACCAACAGACAACCAAATTTAAATACTAATATTTGGAAACAAGATCAGTGTTCTAAAACACTAAGAGGTTGTTTATTAAGGTTTCAAGATTATGTAGTAAATTTTGGTCAAGATAATAAAGCGTTACCATTTGGAGCATTTCCTGCTACGTTTTCGCATGAAAATAAACAGTGAATTAATTGATAAAATAAAATCGTACAGTAAAGAAAACTCTTCCAAAGAGGTGTGCGGTTTTATAGTTGAATCTAATGATTGCATAAAATTTTTACCTATAGAAAATAAACATCCTGATTCACAGAGTTTCTTTTTAATTTCTCCGAAAGATTATTTGAATATAAAAAATAATTACAATATCTTATATTTCTTTCATAGTCATATTAATAACCCAAACTTTTCTAAATTAGATATTTTTCATCAAAAATATCATAATATGGATATGCTTTTGTATAATATACAAACAGATGAAATGAAAGAAATGAAGTGTAAACAATAGTATGGTTAATGTAAAATTACATGGTATTTTTGAAAACTTTATGAAAACAGAGTGGATTTTGAATGTAAACTCTGTTTTAGAAATTTTTGAAGCGATTGAGGCTAATACTAATAATTTATTAAACACTTTGGGCGTGTTAAATGAATATATAACTCATTTTGTGATTTATGTAGATGATAAAATAGTTCCATCTGAATATATAAATTCTCCAATTTTAAATAAAGATTCTAAAGTAGAAATCGTTCCGTTGATAATAGGATCTGCGGAATTAGTTATAGGATTGGTTTTGCTTGCGATATCAACAGGAATACAAATGTTAATAACTAAGCTATTAACCCCAAAATCGCCAACAGATATAAAAACTATTTCTAGACTTTTTTCTAATTATGAAAACGTTTCACTAAGAAACGTTCCTATTCCAATAGGATATGGCAGATTGAAAGTGGGTTCCATAATAGTTTCTAATAATGTTAATTTTATAATAAACGCTGGAAATGGATTGACGGCTGAACAGAATGCTAATAATCCATTTTTAGTTGAGTTGCAAAAAACAAATCCTTAATTATAGAAATTTGTTATAATGAAAATATATCTTAAACCAGAAATCAAAGATTTTTTAAACAAAAATACTCAGAATCCACAAACGGTTTTTGAAACTGAATCGGAGTATATTTCTGTAGATGTTTTATCTGAAGGTCCAATCGAAGGTTTAGTTAATTCTAATGGTAATTCGGTAAACTATATAAGAATAGGAGATGGTTATTCTCCAGTTTTAGGACAAGGAATTTATTATAATAACATACCGTTAGTAGACAAAAAAACAAATTTTTATAATTTTTCACAAGCGGCTTTCAGTACTTTTTTTGGAAATCAATTTAAGAATAGTATTTTGTATCCATACGCTTTATATGAATATAAAACAAAAATATATGATTTTTCATATGCGATTTTAAAGAAATTTTCAATAACAACTCCAAAAAACAAATCTACTGCTGGATGTAATACTTTTTATTTTGAAGATAACACGAATGATCCTCAATATTCAAATTATATAAAATATAAAAATTATGCATTTGTTGTTAGTCATTATGTCCAAAATAAATACGCAGATTCTTTTGAATTCAATGTTAGTATAGATAATTTATATAATGTTTCAGACAATGGAAGCGTTTTAGTAGGATATGCAGATTTTGTGGTAAATGTTGAAAATTTGTCTGATAAAAAAAATTATTATCTATATACCACTTGTTCTTTCGTGGCAAAAGGGGGAGCTATACTTTTACCATTTGTCGTGCAAATTGAAGATGTAGATAGACAGAATAACAAGTTTCCAGAATTGATATTAAGTGTTTATAGTCTTAGAGGAAGTGTGTCTGGATCTATTACAGAAAATAGATCAATTTCTTTAGATTCGGTAGTTGAGAATATTTCATATCCTTTTTCTTATCCTTATTCGGCTATTGTTTATAATTCTGTTAGCGCAAAACATTTTAGTAGCATACCTGTAAGATCGTATGATTGTAAATTATTGAAAATTAAAGTTCCTGATAATTATGATGCTGAAGCTAGAGAATATATAGGAGATTGGTCGGGAAATTTCAATAAAACTTTGAAATGGACAAATAATCCAGCTTGGGTTTTCTATGATCTTTCTAGTAATAGTAGATATGGAATGGCTAGAGGGCAAATTAAAGAAACAGATCTTAATAGATGGCAGTTTTTAACTATTTCAAAATATTGTGATGAATTAGTGAAAACAAATTCTTATACCAAATATCAATCTGATTTGTTTTATTATGATAATTCATTGAAGTATGGACAGCCAAATTATAATTGTATTACTTTTACAACAACATATACATTATCTAAGCTTGAAGAAATATATCCTTTTGGATCTATTATATACTTATA